ATATCTGCAAAAAGCAATCAAACCACTTAATCAATTGAGACTGGTTGAAGATGCGACTGTGATTTATCGCCTCTCGCGTGCGCCCGAGCGTAGGATCTTCTACGTTGACGTTGGTAACCTGCCAAAAACTAAAGCAGAGCAATACGTTCGAGACTTGATGAATCGTTATAAAAATAAACTAACATACGATGCATCAACGGGTGAAATGCGTGATGACCGCAAGTTTATGTCGATGCTCGAAGACTACTGGTTGCCTCGGCGTGAGGGTGGTAAAGGCACAGAAATCACAACGCTTGATGGTGGACAAAACCTCGGCGAGATGGACGATGTGATGTATTTTGAAAAGAAACTTTACAAAGCGTTGGATGTTCCTTTGTCACGAATCGAATCCGACACTGGTTTCAATATGGGTAGAGCGTCTGAGATCAGCCGTGATGAGTTGAACTTTCAAAAGTTCATCAACAGACTTCGAAATAAGTTTAACATGTTATTTGTGAATGCCCTTCGAGTGCAGTGTATTATTAAAGGTATTGTCAGCCAAGAAGAGTTTTACAAAATATCACAAGACTTGCGTTTTGATTACGTCTCCGATTCGTTCTTCACTGAAAGTAAAGAGTATGAGATCATCAAAGAAAGACTTGATGTCATGCGTGAGATGACTGAATACATTGGTGAATATTACTCGCGTGAATATGTGCGTAAGAACATTCTGCGTCAAACCGATGATGAAATTAAGCAACAAGACAAACAGATAGATATTGAAAGAGAAAAAGGTTTGTTACCAGAAAAAAATGGTGACGGAGGATTCTAATGGACGAAAGACTGAACCATCTCAATATGATTCTTGAAGCCCCCGAGAAGGTGTCAGTCGCATATACCATGTCTGTTCTCGCATCACGATGTTTGTCTCGAATCGAAGAAGAGGCAGTGAAGCCACAAGAAGATGATAAGTCACCTGAACTTGAAAAGGCTGAAATTGATAAGACACAAGCCGATGCAGAAAAGGCAGAGGCAGACGCAGATGCGAATGATCCGACTCTCGACCCAGATTTCAAAAAAGAATTCTATCTTACGTCGTTTGAATATGAAGGTAAAAAGATCGTGCTGAAAAAACTTGGCATGGGAGCGTCTGCACCCGTTTCTGCATATGTTGATGGTAAACGTGCTGAATTGTTCATGTCACAAAAACAGGCTGAAAGAGAAATCAAAAAACTGATTGACAATGGTTTTGTTAAATCGGCTACACCGGAGGCAACAGTTGAGAGCCTCCGTTCATTTGGGATGAGTGGTGGGATTGTTGAACATGCCGATGGATCACAAAGTGCAATGAGGTTTTCGGACATTCAAGACGCACTTGAAATATACCACAGGCTAAATAAAGAGCATAGAGTTGCATTTGAAGAGAGACTTCGTAAATCTCAAAAAGATGCAGCAAATATGATTGGCTTTTTTCAAGAAAGACTAAAGAGGGATCTAGTATGAACGCTGATGTTGTCGTAAACGCAATTGCAAATAAGCAATATAACGCTGCTGAAGAAGCACTGGCTGAAGTTTTGAAACAAAAAATGTCTGTTGCCCTCACTGATCGTAAAGAAGAAGTTGCCAAAACGTTTGGCAAAAGTATTGATGAAGAAAAAGTTGATGCAGACACTGAATACGAAAAGTTTTTTGCCAAGGCGATGAAGAAGTTTGGTATTTCTTCACCAGCAGATCTTAAAACTGACGAAAAGAAAAAAGAATTTTTCAATTACGTTGATAAGAACTACAAGGCTAAAAAAGAGGAAGACTAATGTTACTAATCACAGAAGTAAACGATAATGTGAATCTTGTTACCGAAGAAGTAAACGGTGAGAAGCAATATCACATTGACGGCATCTTCATGCAAGCAGAGCAAAAGAACCGCAATGGTCGCGTTTATCCCTCCAAGGTTTTGATGAACGAAGTCAAAAAGTATAACAATGATTATGTGAGAAGCAAAAGAGCCATGGGTGAACTCGGTCATCCCGATGGTCCCCAACTGAACCTTGAAAGAGTGTCTCACTTGATCAAGGAACTTCGCATCGATGGTAACGATGTGTATGGCAAAGCAAAAATTCTTGATACTCCTTATGGTAAGATTGTAAAAAACCTTATCTCTGAAGGTGTGAAGATTGGTGTTTCTTCCCGTGGCATGGGATCATTGAAACAAAACGATAGTGGTGTCAACGAAGTCCAAGACGATTTCAGCCTTTCGGCAGTTGACATTGTTGCTGATCCTTCTGCCCCCAATGCATTTGTTGAGGGTATTATGGAAGGTAAAGAGTGGGTGTGGGAAAACGGTATTCTCACCGCTCGTCGAATCGAGTCTTACAAAAAGCATATTAAATGTGCAACTAAGACTGACTTAGAGGAAGCAAAGTTGTACGCTTTCGCGGATTTCCTCTCAAATCTAATCAAAGATAAATAAGAGAAGACTAAGGAGAGTAACATGAGTCTTAAATCTGCTCTAGAAACTGCGAAGGAAATCCTCGAACAAGCATCCCTTGAAGAAGGTATGCACGACAAAAAGAAAATGATGAAAGGTGACAAGGATAGTGAAGCCCCCGGTATGAAGGGCGGTGCTATGTCTGCTGACGGTAACGAGCCAGAGGTTCCGGAACCAACAGATAAAAAGGCAAAACGTCCTGTCATGAAGAAATCCGCTGCAACTGGTGAACCCGGAGCAGAAGAAGAAGACATGCACATGGGTGGTGAAGAAGAAGACATGCACATGGGTGGTGAAGAGGAAGACATGCATGGTGGCGAAGAAGAAGACATGCATGGTGGTGAAGAAGAAGACATGCACGCCATGACTCCCGGTGAAGAGGAGTATGAATACGAAATGGAAGGTGATGCAGAAGAAGAAGAAATGGATGACTACGGTTCTATGAAAGCCAAAAAAATGACTCCCGGTGCTTCGATGAAGGAGCATCTCGGTAGACTTTTCTCTGGCGAAGAACTCTCCGAAGAATTTAAAGATAAAGCATCCACTGTCTTCGAAGCCGCAGTCTCAATGCGAGTTGATGAGGTTCGCTCTGAACTCGATGAAGAGTTTGACGGTAAACTCGAAGAATCAAAAGCAGAAATGGCTGAAAAACTTGATCAATACCTGACCTATGTTGTTGAAAACTGGATGAAGGAAAATGAAGTTGCCATTGAAGCAGGTATCAAGACCGATGTTACTGAGTCCTTCATGAGTGGTTTGAAAGAACTCTTTGAAACTCACTACGTCACGATGCCAGATGAGTCATATGATCTCATTGAAGGCTTGAATGATAAAATTGATACTTTGGAAGGCAAACTGAACGAGTCCACTGAAAAGAATGTTGAACTTTCTCATGGCTTGGTCAAGGCTCAATGTGAAGCCCTCTACGAAGCCGCTGCCAAGGACATGACTCAATCTGATGAGTCAAGATTCCGTGGCTTGGTCGAGTCACTTGACTTCGATGGAGTTGAAGACTTCAACGAAAAACTTTCAACTTTGAAGGAAAACTTCTTTGATGTTGAAGAAACTGCAAAAACTCCTCTCGTTGAGGAGATGACATCTTCATCTGAAGATGCAATTGATGAATCTATTGAACTTACACCGTCGATGGAAGCGTACTCACAGGCTCTCACTCGCTCGGCATCCGTTCATAACGCTACTACCCTTAAGGACTAAGACAAGAAAGGAAAGTCAAATGTCTGATAACCTCCTCGTAGAAAATCTACGATCAAAGTGGCAGCCGGTCATTGAACACGCCGACATGCCAACCATCAAGGATGATTATCGCAAGAATATTACTGCGATCATGCTTGAAAACCAAGAAAAGGCTTTGAAAGAAGCCGAAATCGCTAACCACTCGGGTGTTGATGCCGCTTTCGGTGATACCTCCGGTGCATTTAACGCAGTCGGTGGTTTCAACCCTGTTCTTATCTCGCTCGTTCGTCGTGCCATGCCTAACCTGATCGCATACGATGTCTGTGGTGTCCAGCCTATGTCTGGTCCCACCGGCTTGATCTTTGCGATGAAGGCTAAGTTTGGTAATCACGGATCTGCCGAAGCATTGTTTAACGAAGCCCCAACTGGTTTCGCTGCAACCGCTGGCTTCTCCGGTGATGACGCTGGTCGAGGTTTCCCTGAAGACGGTGGTACTGGTGACCCTCTGGGTAACTTTAATGGTACTACTGGTGCTGAAGACTTCGTTGGTTCTGACGGTCCAACCCAAGGAATCACCTTCTCAGTCCCCGGTGCGCCCGGATCATTCTTTGAAGATAATTCACGAACCTTCAACGACATGTCGTTCGTCATTGATCGTCAGTCCGTCGTTGCTAAGACTCGTGCTTTGAAGGCTGAATACACCTCCGAACTCGCACAAGACCTCAAGGCTGTTCACGGTCTTGACGCTGAAACCGAACTGGCTAACATTCTCTCGGCTGAAATCCTCGCAGAAATCAACCGTGAAGTTATCCGTTCGATTTACTACGGTGCGAAACTGGGATGTCAGCAACTTGATCTGTCTGCCAAGCACGGTGCTATCACTGGTGGGTTCGCCTCTGCTGGCGGCATCTATGATGTCGAAAATGACTCTGATGGTCGTTGGAGTGCTGAGAAGTTCCGTGGTCTGATGTTCCAAATCGACCGCGAAGCCAACGTGATTGCTAAGGAAACTCGTCGTGGTAAAGGTAACTTTATTATCTGCACCTCCGACGTTGCCTCGGCTCTCTCGATGTCTGGCTTCTTGAACTTGACCCCATCGCCTGAAGGTTATGACCTGAACGTTGATGATGCTGGCAACACGTTTGTCGGTACGCTCAACGGTCGCATGAAGGTCTACGTCGATCCATACTCCGTGTCTGGTCGTGACTATGTTACGGTTGGTTATAGAGGATCTAGCCCATACGACGCTGGTATGTTCTACTGCCCATACGTCCCGCTCCAAATGGTGCGTGCCGTGTCGGAAACGACCTTCCAGCCCAAGATTGGCTTCAAGACTCGATATGGTTTGGTTAACAACCCATATGTGTCTGATGGTTCGAACTTGTCTGATCCGCATGCTGCTGCATCGGAACGTCAGAACCAGTATTACAGAATCTTCCGTGTCATCTCACTGCACGGTTCTAAAGATCTGATCTGATCTGACTGACAACTAAATACGCAAGATAGGGGAGTCGAAAGACTCCCTTATCTTTTTACACCTACATACAAAAGAGGAACCTATGTCACAGTTTGATTTTGGAACAAGTCCAACCCGCGACGGTGGTGGTATAAATAACGATCCCGGCGGCGGTGGTGGTGGTGGTGCAAGCAACCGACCCCCAATCATTCCCGATATAAGTTCTGGTGGCAATGTTGGTGGCGGTCCTCCGGGTGGTGGTAATCCCGGCGGTTCAATTATTATCAATAATCCAATTCCAACAATCACGCCCGGCGGCGGACTCATTGATAACAATCCTTTCGACATTGATTTCGGTCCCGGCGGGGGTGGAGGTGGTCCCGTAAATCCTCCGCCAATTGGTCCGGGTGATCCCAATATAGGTAACCCTGATGTAATCATTCCGCCGTCAATTCCCGGTTTTGGAGATGGTGGTGATGACAGTCCAACAGGTATCTTCACACCTGCTCCCACTGTCCCTAGTTTTGATGACTTCAAAGGCGACCCAACTGGTATCTTGACACCAGCACCAGATGTTCCTAGTTTTGATGACTTTAAAAACGACCCCGATGGCGTATTGTCTCTACCTCCCACTGTCCCTAGTTTTGATGATTTCAAAGGTGACCCAACTGGCATATTAACACCAGCACCAGATGTTCCTAGTTTTGATGACTTCAAAGATGACCCCGATGGTGTGTTATCACTTCCACCTAATGTTCCTAGTTTTGATGACTTCAAGGGTGATCCAACTGGCATCTTAACACCAGCACCGGATCTGCCCAGTTTCGATGACTTCAGAGACGATCCTGATGGTGTGTTATCACTTCCACCTAGTGTTCCTAGTTTTGATGACTTCAAGGGTGATCCAACTGGCATCTTGACACCAGCACCAGATGTTCCCAGTTTTGATGACTTTAAGGACGGTCCCGATGGTGTGCTGTCCCGTCCACCCACCACCCCTAGTTTTGATGACTTCCGTGGTGATCCAAATATTCCACCACAAAATCCTTTTGTTGTCACAGAGACAGCATCAGTTACGGCTTCCAGATCGTCTGCACAGTCTACTTTCGTTTTGCCTGATAGAACTGTATCTACGACAAAAAATCCAATCTTTCAAAGTCCCATCAAAAACGAATTCAATACACCAATCACTGAAAATTTGCGTGGTGATGAAAACACACCTCGTATTGAGGGTGGTCTTGTTTTTGGTGAATTTTCAAGAGATGTAATCAAACCCACTGGGGGACCGACGCTACCATCGAGCAGTGTCAATGGCAGTGTTTTGCCGGGAGTCACTGGTGGTGCAGAACTTGCTAGTGTGAACACACCGGCACGCGGTCAGCCCGTAGATGTAAATTACCTTTATCAAACTTTCTTTAGATTGCAAATTCCTTTATTCAAAGGTGTAAATTACTTTTGTCAAAGAGTCACACTGCCGGGATTTGGTACTTCTGGTGCAATCGAAAGACCAAATAGATTTGCATCTTTGAAGATCCCCGAGACAAAGGTTACATTTGACAATCTTGAAGTAACTTTTCTTGTAGATAAAAACCTTAACAACTGGCGTGAGATACAGAACTGGATGAAAACAATTTATCTTGTCAAGGATCACAATAGCATTCTTCCAAGTTTCAAAGATCATACATCAGATGCCAACTTGGTTCTTCTGAATAGTGCAATGAATCCAAACCTGCACATTTTGTTTAATAATATTTTCCCTGTGTCCCTGTCTGGTCTTGAGTTTGATTCGTCTGTGACTGACTTCACCCCCTTTACCGCGACTGTTACTTTTGCTTATGATACCTACGAATTTGTTGATCCGGAAAGTGGATCATCTCTGTGATTTTTCCCTTGACATGACTTGAAGTGTCCGTACACTACGAAGTGTCAACGAGGATAAGGGTAAAAAGGATTACATTATGGATCTTAATGAACTTAGAGAACAAGTAGGGCGGGATGCTCGGATTGATGATACCGAACTCGATACCGAGAGTCTACGTCTTCCACAACTACACAATAAATACCTCAATCTATACCACGATCAGAAGTTGCGTTTTGAAAAAGCAAGCAATGAATACAATCGTTTGTATAAACTAAAGTGGGAATACTATACTGGTAAACTTGATGCTGAGACACTCAAGGCAAAAGGTTGGGAACCATTCGATCACAAAATTCTTCGTAACGACATTGCCATTTATATGAACGGTGATGAGGACTTGTGTAAAAGAAAAGAAGTGATAACATACATCAAAAGCATCATTGACTATCTTGAAGAAGTGGTCAAAGAGATTACATTCCGCCATACTAAAATCAAGAATGCTATTGAGTGGCGACGATTCTTATCAGGGGGTTGAAATGAGTAGATGGAATAACGACGAACATATTGAACTCATTGACACAAAAAATTACTTTGGGTTCCCTGTATGTGTATACCGTTTTAAAAAGCACGACGAACTTAAAGATCAAATGTTGCAAGAGGTGAACACAGACGGAGATAGTCTACTTTTTAACGGTGGATACATTAGATCAAAGCCTAGTAAAAAACCAATCTTGTTAAACGAAAAAGGCAATGCACTCGCCGAGTTGAACACAGCGTATCAAAAAGCATATGAACACTTTTACAGCGATATCCTCGACGCAGATTTAATCATGAATCGTGATCTCTCGGGCGAAGATGATAACTTAAACTTTGTGGCAAAACCAATCGTGACACAATCATGGGTGGTTGGTGTTCCAGCAAATCCGACTCCTCATGTCAAAGACCCTCCGATGGGAATGCACACACACTTTTTATCTCCAGTATGTGGTTCTTATTATCTAAGTTTAGACGAAAACGCTAATGGAGGAAACTTGGTATTTGCAAATCCAATGATGGAAAATACAAACGCAAACGATTCGATGTATCTACTAATAAAAAGTCTTCGAGTGGCGGGTCATGTAAAATTTGACATCATACACCCACTTGAAGAGGGACAAATTGTTATTTGGGCTGGCGTTCTTCCACATGCAATTGAGCCAATTGTTAACTCGAACATGCAAAGAATTTCTATTATCACAAACTCATGTGTAAGTCCTTTGCCCGATTTTTATAGACAATACAACTACAACATATCTCCTTTCTATCAGGGATAAATAATGTTGTATGTCAGATTTTGTGATTGAGGACTTAGACTCATGTAATATTAGAGTCCGTTGTGAAAGGCATCTTGCGAAAGAGTTGTCTGATCACTTCACGTTCAAGGTTCCCGGTC